GCTAAACCTTTAGAAATGCTACCCAGAACAGAAGAAACTTTTGAAGTAGATTTAGATACTGTTAAGGGATTTGCTATACCATAAGAACTGTATAAGTCCTGTTTTGCTGCTGCTGTAGTACTAGGGGATGTAAACGTCGATTTACCACCAGTTTTAGACATAAAATAAAAAAATATTAGATAAGTTAGCAAAGCAAAAACTCCGTAGAAAGATATAGTTGATATAGAAGATAAAAAAAATCCAGATTGAGATGTTAGAAAAAATGTTGTGATGTAGTAGATAAACATAAATAATCCAATAAATAGTATTAAGAGCCACATTTGGCTATTGTTACTCATATTTGATAAAGGTTGGTTATCAAACTTCCCTTTTCCAATATTAAATCCTTCAAAAAATGGGATACCTAATCCTTCAGATTGTAATGTTTTACTATCAGAACGTAAACCATTCCATGCTTGTACAATATCATAAGCGTACCACGAACCAAAGGTAAATAGATTTACAAATAGTTTTGCTATACCCGTAAATTTAGAATCTAACGCCCAATGGTCGATACCAAAAAACCCAATAAAAGGCATTATAGTTAAAAATTTATAGAGCCAAATAGGTATAAATACTTTAGGAGTTGCTACGGGTAACATTTTAGGCATCACAGGAATATTTGGAGTTTGAATAAAAGATGTCATAACCTATTTTAAAAGTACTTTTAAATCGTAAATAGTAACCCCCCAAATCCGTTAATAATTCTTAATACATTATGATTTGTTGCGTAGACACGAGTACCAGCATTACCTCTTAACGGTGTTACACCAGTTGTAGAATCGGGAACAAGATTCATCTGTAGAATAAAACTATCAATGCGACTAGCGTTCAAAGAACCAGATGGCTGTAACTCTTCAGGACGTAGGGCAAAACAGTAATTATAGATAAATAAGTTATTCGGAACAACTGTATGGTGATAGTATGGTTGAACTAGACGAAAATATCCAGCATCTCTGCGATCAAATCTGTCATATCCGTCAAGCTGTATAGTGGCATCTGCCATTAAATCTTTTCTTACTCCAGATTCTAAAATACTTGTACTAGAATAATTAAACGGTTCATGATAAGTTGTCATCTGAGAACGTTGAATAACCCATAAAAGTTCACGAATAGGATGATTAAATTCAAGTCGTACCGTAGAAGAAGTTGCCCCAATAGGTACTGTAATTGTAGGAGTATATTGTACTTGTTCAATTAAATATTCATGGGTATTACTTACAAAACGTCTACGTTCTTCAACATCTAGATATACGTAATCGCCAAATAATCGTAAATCGGTTATTTTAACAGGATTTACAGAAAGTGTATTACATACCGCCGAATTTGATAAAGATGAAGTAAAAAATAAATCCTGTAAAGGTTTTAACTTTAAATTTATGCGAATAGGGTGGTACTGTAACGCTAAAAGAGGCAAGTACTGACCAGGATTTTTACAGAACCAGAATCTTAAAGGAATATAAAGTTTAAGAGGTCCAAAATTCTGAGGCTGAATATAATCATCAACTTTACCAATCATATCATTAAATCCTTGACGTTGTGTTGCTGTCGTGGTCATATTTGACCATATTTCCATCCATTCGCCATTCTGTGTATCAATCTCTTGTTCTCCAATTTCAAGTGTAATGGAATCAATTAAGGCGTGACCGATTGAATTTACATAAGATACTGGCGTTCCATCAGTTAAAGTTAGAGCAGGTAGTGTAATTTCTAAAACAAGTGGGCCTAATAAGTCTCCACGACGGGGCACTAAACATGATAAACGTTTTCCAAAATCAGGGTCGCCATCAAAAAACATCGCTTGTGATTCAATAGCAAAATTAGTATAACGTCTATACACCATTTTAAACCATGTAATCTGTGGATTTCCGGTTAAGAATATATCTTGTTTGCCCATTGCGACTAGTTGTAATAATCCTCCATTTCCTGGCATGGCCTCGCTACTTATTAAGAGTATTGAATCTTTTTTATAATTAGACGGAGTATGGATCAGATATATAGAAGTTTATTAGCAATTGATCCAAATACAAACTTTCCAATAAGTACAAATTATGTATTATCAACCGATGGAATTGGTAACATTAGTTGGCAAAATTCTTTATATAATCTAAGTTCTTATGGTCAAGAGATTGGCTATTTGCCTTCAACCATTAATATGCTAACAACTTATATGTCTAATATTTCAACAGGTGTTTTACCGGGTTCATTAAGTACTCCAAATCTAACAAGCACTGTGGATGGTCTTGGGACAACTGGTTATATATCTTCGCAGAGTTTTTACAGTACAATTACTGGATTAGGTAGTTTAGGTTATATTAGTAGTGGCTTTCTTGGTAGTACAGTGGTTGGATTAGGTACATTTGGTTATATTAGTACACTAAGTCTTAATTCGACAATTGAAGGTCTTGGTAGATACGGTTATATAAGTACTTCTACACTAAGAAGTTCAATAGTAGGCTTAGGTTCTTTAGGATATGTAAGTTCATTATCATTGACAAGCTCATTAATCGGCTTAGGTTCTATGGGATATGTGAGCTCTGATACAATATTACTTCTATTAAATAATTTAGGAAGTTATGGCTACGTATCAACACAATCTCTCGTATCAACTACAAATGAATTAACATTAAATATGATTAGTAGTGTAACAGATATTTTAGACAATAATACAAATTTTTATTTAAATCGAGCAAATGCTCTAGTAATTGGTGGTAATAATGTTAATGTCTATATTAGTACATTAAGTTCTGCTTTCTTTTATGATAGTTTCTATAATTCTTCTATAAAGTATAGTGGATGTAATAACAGTTTTAATGCGTTTTCAAATAATGATGATTTATTTATTTCGAGTTTAGATTTACAGTTAAGTAATTTTTCAAACTATATTCATGATAAATCTCAAATTACAATTGATATGTATCCAAATATTATATTACCATCATTAGACCCTAATTGGAATCCAAAACTAATACATGTTTCAACATCGGTCGCATATAGTAACCAATTTTTAAGAACACATAATACAAAGTATATTGTTCAACACAATAATTCTTCAAATCTTTTTCAACCCCCAATTCGTTTGAATATGTATGGAACGGATATTAATTCAAACTATTCATTCCAATATCAGATTCTACATAGATTTATGAATATCATAAACTATAGTGGTTCTGGTGGTATAGGAAGTAATGATGTAACTCTAGCATTTGATTCTACAACTTCGTACTATCTTTCCATACAAAATATAACCTATTAAGAGGTAAATGGCTACATCAAAGAAAACAATGTTTTTAGATTTACTACAATTAAATGCTCTTAAGTTTTATTCATCTAGTAATACTGCGATTCCTTCAACCCTTGTATTAACTTCTAAAGGTAACGGCGAAACATATTTTACATCAATTAGTTCTATAGTAGGTTCTTTTTTTCAAAATGTATCAGTACCCGGTCAAGTAACAATTCAAGCATCTACCGATGCTACATTGAATATAAGTAGTCAGACAAGTGAAGTATTTCTGTCAACAAATAGTTCTACTCTTTTTATTGGAGTACCTGTTGTAAGTACACTAAGAAGTACTATCAATACAGTAATGGCGAGTACAATGTACAATATTCTAAACTATCCAAATATTCTATCTTCAGTAACCTATAATGGAATAGTTGGACGCCAACCAATGTCAACACTTGCTACAAATAGCGTACTAAGTAATTCTGGTAATGCTCTATTTAGTAGTTTTCAAGGTTCTTTTTCTAATATGACACGTTATATTAATCCTAACGGTTCAACACGTATGTATGTTGACTATTATCCTAGCTTTACATTTGGACCCGTTGTAACTCCTTCTTCAATCTCTAGTTTTACTTTATATCCAGAAGGTAATTCTAGTATTAAATCTGTATTATCACTATCCAGTCACTTTATGTATGTTAATAATCTTGGTTCGAATGTTCCTGTCAATAAATCAGGCATTCAACAGTATATACCAATAACTGCATCATACCCTTACAGTGTTTCTTCATTTTTAAATCCTCGTGTTCTCTCAAATAGTTTTGTAACACCTATGCGTTTAGAATTTGATACCTCAGTAATAACTTCAACTGTAAGTATAGTTCATTATATTTCCGATGGGATGGGTTCTATTAAAACAGTAGGCGGTAATGATGTTTTTAGAACTGGTCTTGAAAGTTCTACATTTATTATAAATACATCTGTAAATGATAGAAATATACTATTTGTAAATATTAATAACTCAGGGAACGCTTTTTAAATTAAATCCTTCTCTCTCGGCGAGTTCTTTAGCAAACGGTTGTAACTTGCCCTTTACTATTGCGGTAGGTCTATAAGGCCATGGAGAAATATATAATGCGTTAGGATACTTATGTTCTCGTACATATCCTAAAGTTTTCTTATCTTTAAAAATATATGAGTAAAGTTTCTGTCCATCACTATTTTCTGCTATATTAATTTTGACTTCAATAAAATGCTGTTTTTCTTCATCGAACCCTTTATTCGCAATTTTATCTGTTATACTCGTATAATAAGTTAAACAAGAATCTTTTCTCCACAAAGTTGCTTGAAAAGTAAATAGATATTCATCATTTTTTCCTTGTATAAGTTTCCAAAAACGTCCTACGCTTGGATTTGCTATCTTTGGTCCAGGACAAGGCATATAACGAATAGCAACTATATCATCATCGTTATCTAATAGATTTATTGAATCTTCAATTGCTAAAATATCGATTCTCTGTTCTAATAGAAAATCTTCTTGCATAGGTAGCAGGTACTTGATATTAGATGGTAATAGTTCTAAAGCACGTCTTCGTGAATTTAAAAATGAACTATACTCGACCTCGATTGGGAGTATAGTTACATCATATTTTTTTAATATATTACAGATTGGATGTTCTGGAACTTCTGTAGCAAAGAATATAGGCCATTTACATTGCGCAGCATATCTTCTTATTAAAGCAACATGTAGTTCAAGTATATAAAAATAGCTCGGAGTACTGTTTAATAAATATGATATATCATTACGATTCATTATCTACTACTATTTGGTTAGTAGTCTTTAATTCATTCAAATCATGTTTTTCTATTGCTAAATTTAATTCTTTAACTTCTAATTCTGATATAGGTGAAGGAGGGTAAGGTGGTGTCATAGATGAATATTTGTTTCCAGATAAATCATTAGTAGTTACATTCTCAAATTTAGAAATAATATCTTCTAAACTGATTTTAGATTCATCCTTTTGAAAAGGCTTCTTTTTTTGAAATAAGAAAGGTGATTCCTTTTTTTTAATTCTTTCAAATGGAGAATACTTATTTTTAATTTCTTCTTCTGTAAATCTACGAAAATTATAACGATTCTTTTCTTCTTCCATAATTTCATCATCATCTTTTATTTGACATTGACCGTTCATCTAACTATTGATAATAAATCTTTTTAGGTGTAAAAAATAAATAAAATTGTACTAATTTTTAGTAAATACTAAGTAGTACAAATGAAGTTAGTAATAGTAGAATCTCCAGCAAAATGTTCTAAGATACAAGGATTTTTAGGAGATGGATGGAAAGTACTTGCCTCGATGGGTCATATACGTAAACTAGTTGAAGATTTAAAAGCTCTACATATTGAAGATGGATTTAATCCAGAATATGAGTTTATGAAAGAAAAAGTTAAAACTATCAGTGAACTTAAGATGGCAGCAAGAGAAGCGACAAAAGTATATTTAGCGAGTGATGATGATAGAGAAGGTGAGGCAATCGCACATTCGGTTGCTCTAGCATTAGGATTAAATACTACAACAAACCCTCGTATTGTATTTCATGAGATTACAAAAACGGCGGTACTAACCGCTATTGAAAATTCTCGCACGATTAATATGAATCGTGTAAATTCCCAGCAAGCACGAGCGGTACTGGATTTAATGGTAGGATTTACAATCTCTCCACTTCTTTGGCGATTTGTAGGTCCAGCACTTTCAGCAGGTAGATGTCAAACCCCAGCTCTAAGAATTATTGTCGAACGTGAAAAAGAGATTGAAAACTTTAAATCAAGTAGTAGTTTTGAAGTAAAAGGCTTATGGACAAACGGTTCTGTAAGATTTACAGGAAAAATGATAGATTTATTAGAATCAGAAGAAGATGCTAAAAACTATTTAGAAAATGTTCATATGTATGATTCTGCCACTATTACAAGTATAGTTACAAAACCTACAAGACAGAATCCTCCTCTACCTCTTATCACATCATCGTTACAACAAGAAGCATCTGCGAATTTTAGTTCAAATCCTAAACTAACTATGAAAGTAGCACAGAAACTCTATGAAACAGGGCATATTACTTATATGCGAACAGATTCTGTGGCAATGTCAGAAGAGGCAACTAAAGAAGCAAAAACAGAAGTTATAAAACAGTATGGAGAAAATTATCTAGGTACAATTATTCAGAAATCAAAAAGTGATAATAAAACACAAGATGCGCATGAGTGTATTCGTCCAACTCGTTTCAGTACAATTACACTTGACCAAACGTTTAGTGTATTAGAAAAAAATATCTACAATCTAATTTATAAGCGGGCAATTCAGAGTATAATGGCAGCATCAATTGGTGATGAACGTAAAGTTCAGTGGATAATTGATGAAGATGATAATAAATTTATTCATGAATCAACATGGAAACGTATAACATTTCAAGGATGGAAGATTGTTGGTCAATCAGAGGCAAATTTAGATGAAAAAGAAGAAGAAGAAACTCATGCGTGGGAAAGTTCAGAAAAATTATCTGTTAAAGAAAAGATTAAATGGTTAACACTATGTGCTGAAGAAAAGTTTACTTCACCACTAAATCGTTATAATGAGGCAACTCTTGTTCGTGAATTAGAAAAGAAAGGTATTGGTCGTCCATCAACATTCGCATCTCTAGTCGCATCAATTATAGATAAGAACTATATAGAAATAAAGACAGAACCACCACAAGAAGTAGAATTAAGAAAACTACTTCTTAATTCTCCACTCGTATGGCCTTATAAATTAGAAGTACAGAAGAAGAAAGTAAATGGACAGAAACAGAAGATGTTTCCAACAAATCTAGGTGTACAAGTATACGATTTCTGTGTACGTGAATTCAAAGAACTCTTTGACTATACTTTTACAAAACATATGGAAGATAGACTTGATTTAGTTGAGAACGGTTCAGATAATTGGCAAAAAATCTGTACTGATACGTATAACTCATATAAAACAAAATATGAAACGTTAAAGAAAGTTCCAGCAAAAGAGATTAGTAATTCTAAGAAAATAGTATTATCTGATGGATATGAGGCAGTTATTACAAAGAACGGACCTTGTTTAGTAAAAAATAAAGAATTCTTAGGATGGCCTAAAAATACTGAATTTAAATCTATAAACGATTCTATAGTTCAAAAGTTTTTAGAAGAAAAAGATAAACCAGATATCTTTGGATATCATGAGGGGAAACCACTTATTAGAAAAAAAGGGAAGTTTGGAGAATATGTTGTGTATGATGATAAGAACATATCATTAAAACCAGGAGATACGGTTGAAACAGTTATTGAAAAGTTAAGTAAAAAGTCAGATACACTTCATAGTCTAGGAGAGTTCGTATTTAAGAACGGTCCTTATGGTACTTACATGATGAAGAAAGTAACACCAAAAGGGAAGAAACCAGTATTTGTAAGTATACCTAGCGGATTAGATGTAAAAAGTTTAACTGAAGAAGCTGCAAAGAAAATTTATGAAACAAATTCAAAGCCTAAAAGGTTTACTAAGAATAAAGAAGAGAAATAATGGAGCAGATAAGTAACGATGGTCAGATTAAATATGATAGTGGTATGGGGAGAGTTATCGCACAGTATGCGCAAGATACACGTTTCACCAACTATTTAGAAATCGGTACGTGGAACGGTGGAGGTTCAACCTACTGTTTTGCTAAAGGGTTTGAATCGCGAACTGATCCTTTCTTTTTTTTAACTTTAGAAGTGAACAGAGAATTATATGATATAGCTAAAGAAAAATATCGCACCGTACCGTATGTAAATCTTGAACACGGCAGTATTATAAGTAGTGAAATGGTAAACGATAAAAATAGTTTGCTAGAACCATTTGAATCTGTAAATATCGAATGGTTAAAAGAGGATATACGAAACGTGTGTGTAGCAAAACAGATTGAATTTGTAGATACTGTTCCAGAAGTAGTACTATTGGACGGCTCAGAATATTTGACCTACTTTGAGTTTCTAAAACTTCAAGATACAACCAAAGTTTTTATATTAGATGATATTAATACTGAAAAATGTAAGAAAATAGTTGAAGAATTAGATAGTTCTGAACTTTGGAAATTAGTACATAAAGTTACATCTGAAAGAAACGGTTGGGCAGTATACGAAAAAATAGGAGTATAGTAGATGTCTCAACAAAAAGGTTCTGGAGTAAATACACCCCGTGATCTATCTGGTAATAAAGCGCGTAAATTTCAGAATGGATGGATGAAAGAACAAGAAGTATTACTAGCAAAGTGGTCAGATTACGCATCATGTTACAGATGGTTACACGATAGAACTGAAAAGAAACTTTCAGCTTATAATAACGCAATTACAATTCCAGTGATTGTTTTATCAACCGTAACTGGAACGGCAAGTGTTGGTTTAACAGGATTAGTAGGAGATGTTCCAAATGGTGAGAAATACGGTCAGATTACAATTGGTATGGTTTCTCTTTTTACGGCGATTTTAACAACTTTAGGGAATTTTTTCCGTTACGCACAGAATTCAGAAGCACATAGAGTCTCCGCAGTATCATGGGGTAAGTTTAACCGCTTAATTGCGGTAGAACTCGCACAAAAACCAGATGATCGTATGGACTCGTTAGATTTTATCAGTTTATGTCGTCAAGATTTAGATAGACTTATTGAACAGTCTCCTCAAATTCCTGATGATGTAATTGAGAGATTTGAAGTAGAGTTTAAGAATGAACAAGATTTAGAACGTCCTGATATCTGTAATAATCTTGAGCATACAACTGTCTATAATAATTCTAAAGAACGTATGAAACAAATGGTAGCAGAAATGGCTCTAAATCTAAAACATAAGAAGAAGGTGCTACGTGAAGAGTTGCTACCTGACTTAGAAGCACGTATGAAAACAATGATAGATAAGACTATGAAAGAGTATGAAGAAAGAATAAATAAAAAGAAGACAGAAGAAGATAAGTTCGGGTTTTTGAAAGATGTTCGTAAGAAACTAAGTGAAGTTGTAGAAAGTGTGGGAGATATTCATATTTCAGAAATAGAAAAAGATAACAATGTAGTGGTTGATATTGTAGGAAGTGGTAAGACAAAAAAATAATTCTATCATATTTAGTACGCGAATAAAAGTCCAGCACGTCCACCATAAATACGCAATACGTTATATGTTTCGGCCCATAAGTATAAGAAAAATCTATTTACATTATTTGGATTTATAGTACCAGTATTAGGATGTAGTTTTAATTTTAAGCTAATATTAAGCATCTTATCTAAGTTTGCCTCACCAGAAGGTAGAGATGGAGGTAGATAACCGTGTTGAAAGCCAAAAGGTAATGAATAGTAGTACTTATTAATCCAGGGACTTTTTCTCATCTCATAGGAAGGTTGAATACTTCTAAAAAAACAAGGAGCATCTGTTGCGTATCTTACTAACTTCCCTTCATATATTAATGTAATTTGTGAAAGTGGTTCAGAATTTCTTCTACTAAATCCACTATGTAAAGTGGTATAATACTGAGGATTTTCTAGACCAGTTGCGTTAGGCCACCAAGGTGTTGATGTAGGTATATATGGATTTTCTGGTGTTTCAGGGGAGTAATCGTTACCACTTAGGTCACGAGTTGCTAGAAAAGGGGCATTATATCTTATCGCATCATAATGATTCAAAAAAAAGAATAAATTACGTGTTGGATTTGGCACACTAAACTTGTTGTTTAGTATGTTAAGTCCTTGTGTATCAACTGGGTCAAAAGGATAGTGTTGAACTATTGGTACTTTTATATCTGATAAGCGAAACCTATTTGCTTCAGGTTTATCTAAATATACATATTCTGCTAAGATATACGTTTGACCGAGAGAAAATATGTTAGGCATTGTTATATTGGGAATACTAGTTACTTTTGTTGGAACGGCAGGATTACCTGTTAATCCATAAACGTTTGAGCCAGCAATATTACTAGTATAGAAAGAAGCGTTACTTATTGGAAAGTAGGCTTCTCCAGCAACAGGTATACTATTTGAGAAACTTCTTTGCGCAGAACTAGTATATAGTGAATTTATATCATTAAATCTAACATATAATTTTACTAAATCAGATTGTATAGCATCAATTGGTAGAGCAAGTCCAGAATCACCGCAACTAAACCAGTACGGAAGTGGAGTTACTACAACTGCTGGATTCTCATTACTAAAACTCTGAGAATTATACCCATTTTGTACTCTATGAATAAGTTTATTCATCGATAACTGTTTTTCAAGAGGGTTATAAAACTCATCTAACACTTCTAAAAGTCTCCCATCAAGACGTTCAACTCTAGCACCTCCAATTTCTATACGTGTCTCATTTACAAGTGCGTGACCTACACTATTTGTCCAACCAAAGTACGGTCCAGCAAAGTTTAGACCACCTGCTGCTTTAGCTTTTAACTGTTGCGTAGCTATATCAGGCATTGTTGTAACTAAAAAAAGTCTTGTTACTAAATGACCCTTACGCGGAATTGTTAAACTACAAGTATTCCCTAAAGATGGTATAGTATCAAAATCTAACCGCACCCACTGTGTTGTAAATCTACCAGCTCGAATAAAAGCTTTTGAGAACATTTTTATATCCGGCTGCCCTTTTAAACATAATAATCTTTCATCTTGAACTCCACTACTAAAAACTCTTAATAATGAAGCAACCATCTAAGGATTATTTATATCTTTTTTTAAACTCTAAAACACAGAATGCAAACATCTTCACCAGAGATTTCTCCAGTTCAAACTCGCAAAGTTAGTACAACCCGTAAAAAAACGTTAAAACGTTCTATCCATAAACTTTACGACACAAATAAATTTTCAAATAACGAAAACCTTGAAGAAACTGTTCCAGTACTATATGAAATTTTTAATAAGTACGCTCCTCTTTCTAAAATTTCTGTACCGTTCAGAAATTTTTATGATATAGGTTCGGGTCTAGGAAAAATAGTTATTAGTATGGCTCAAAAACACTCTTTCTTAAAATGTACGGGTATTGAAGTTGATTCAGAGAAAGTTGTATTAGCAAATACGGCATTAAATAAGATTCGTGATGAATCTTTACGAAAACGTATTGAATTTTTCTGTATTTCTATAATTGATTCTTCTGTAAACTATTCAAACGCTTGTTGGGTACTTCTATCAAATAATTCTTTCCGTGATGAAGAGCACTATAGTTTAATCGAAAAATTAGTAAATCAACTTAAAACTGGTTCTATTATACTATCATTTAAGCAAATATATAATGTACATTTTAAAGAATTAAATTATATATCACTACCTACACATATATCTGCTGACTCTAAGGTCTTTGTATATACTAAG